GTGCATAGTGCAGGATCATGCGACGCAGCCCCCAGTCTGCGCTGCCGGTCCAGGCGACATCCTCGCCGGTGACCGCAAAGTTGGACAAGTTGGCGCCGCCGAAGAATGCATCGACCTGTGTCGCGGCTGCTGCGGTCAGGTCGACCGTTCCAGCAAACCCGGCCGCAGGTGCACAGGTGATCCGGCCGCGCCAGGGAAGCGCGGGCTGGCCGATGGCGGATGCGTCGTCGGAATAGGGGGTCGGCAGCGTATTGCCCGATGGCACATCCATCAGCAGGAAGGGATAGAAGGTGACGCGCCAGCCGCGCGCCTTGATCTCGCGGATCGCCTCGATGACGGAGACATCCTCTGGCGTGCCGCCAAAGACTGGGCGGTCCTGCGCATCGCGGCTGACAAGCGGGGCATTGGCGCGGTCCAGCCCGTTGACCCGCCAGGCCTGCGGGGTTGTGGTCTTCTCCCCGGTCTCGACACAAGGCCGGATCTGGCAGTGGCCTGCGCGCAGATCGTCGCCGAACCAGGAGACGACGAGGCTGACGCTTTCGAGATTGGGCAAGGCTGCCTGCAGCTGGTCCAACGCCACGGTGAGATCCGAGGCGTCAGCCCGGGCGTGGACATTCTCGGACCGGGTTGTACCAAGCGCTCCCTTGCGGATCGGCGTGGTGGCGTAGACAAATTCTCCCGCCGAGGGGATCAGGGTGACGGCCCGGATCAGGTTTTCCGCACCGTCCTCGCCGCCAAGGGGGCGGAAGACCTCGAAGGATAGCTGCGGCAGGCGGTTGCCGAAGTTTGCCAGTGGGAGGTCCTCGAAGACAATATAGGCGGTGCCGCGATAGGCCGGTGTGTTCTCGGCCCCCATAGTCGCAGTGATGAAGGGATCTGCCGTCTGGATCTCGTCACCGGGATACCAGCGCCAGGTCAGGCCGGAGGTATCCAGAAGCTTGCCGTCGGCCCAGATGCGTCCGATGCCGGTGATGGGTCCTTCGCAGAGTGCCACCGCGAAACTCGCGTAGTAGAGATACTCGGTGGTCTTGACCTTTGGTCCGCCCCCACCTTTGCCGCCGCCTTGAGTGGAGGTCTTCTTGCGCTCGCGGAAATCCGTGGCCCAGATGATATTGCCGCCAATGCGCATGCGCCCATAAAGCCGCGGGATGACCGCGCCCTCGGTCGAAGAGGTGATGCGCAATGTATCCAGCCGGGCGCCTTCGATCCGCTGGGCAGGGGTGAGTGACGACACGATCCAACTGTCGACCGCCGAGCCGAGGGTCGAGCCGACAAATCCGCCGATCGTGGCGGCGCTGACGCCGAAGATCGCCCCGCCGATGCTGCCGCCAATGGCCGAGCCGACGGCCCCGAGAACAAGCGTGGCCATAAGTCAGGTCGGATCCGGAAAAAGGAAGGCGAAGGCGACGCGCCGCCGCCAGGCGGGTGTCAGCGGCTCCTCGATGACGCCGAGGCGCTCATAGGCGTGGAGGAATGTGTCGGGCCCGGTGAGGATGCCGACGTGTTTTGCGATGGCGCGCGGCGTCATGCGGAAGAGGACCAGCGCGCCGGGACCGACCTCTGCATGCGGACGCTCGATCATCATGCGCCTGGCGCCCTCGGCGAGGACCTCGCGCGGGCCGGTCTCACCCCAGTCCCGGCTGTAGGGCGGGATCGGAAATGGCTCAGGGCCGACGACCTCGCGCCACACCCCGCGCGCCAGCCCGAGGCAGTCGCAGCCGACGCCGCGCAGGCTCGCCTGATCATGATAGGGCGTGCCCAGCCAGGAGCGTGCGATTGCGATGACACGCTCGGGGTCGGTGCTGGCTCTCACGCATCGCGATGCGATGCACTGCCGCCCGTCGTTCCCGCTGGAAACGACGTTCACAGCACGGCTCCCTCATGTCCGCCGTCCTTGGTGGCGTATCGCAGCACGGCATCCTGACCCGGGATGTGTGGGAAACCGCGGAAGTTGGCGGTATTGGCGAACTTTGCGCCGCAGGTTTCCAGGCGCTTGTCGCAGCCTGCGCGGATGGTGAAGGTGTGAGCCTCCACGATCGGTCGCACCGGCGCTTCCAGCAATGTCAGCACCGCAATGCCGTCGGTCACGTCATGCGTGATGATCTCGGCGCGCCGCCCCGCGTTGGCCCCGCTCGTCCAGTCCAGCGTGCCGAAGGTGAACCATCCCGCGGTAAAGCCACCCAGTTCCGAGGCGGTGAAGGTCCGGTCCCGCAGGAGATCGATCACGGCGCCCGTGCCCTTGAAGGCGGCCGCGTCGAGATCGACACTGCAGCGCCCGTCGCCAACTGCCGCGTCGCAAGTCGCCTGAAACGTCCGTCCGACGGTCTGGCCAAGCACATGGGCAAGTGAGCGCACCTCGGCGACGAAGGCGAGCCGCCCGCGCCGGATCTGGCCGATGGCACCGCGACGCAACAGGGCCCGCTGGCCTGTGTTGACCCAGTTCACCCGCCAGACCTCGACCTCCGCATTGTCCCAGCGGCCGTCGAGGATATCGGTCTCGGTGATCCTGTCGGAACTCAGCACGCCTTCGGCGTCCTGGGCATCGACCGACAGGTCAGAGCCCGAACGGATCTCGGAGGCTGTCAGCCCGCTTTCGGGCTCGAAACCGGTGCCGTCAAAGCTGAAAGTAACATCATGATCGGTAAAGCCAAGGCTCATGCCATCCGCGCGCAGGATGCGCCAGCACCAGCAAAGCGTCGTTGTACCCTCGTCGAGATGGGCCTGAAACGCAGGGTCGAGGGACTTCATCGCGGCCTCCCGCAGCCTGCATCGATCAGGCGGATCAGATGCGCGCCGGTCGTAACCGAGCGCGGCCCACCGTCATCAGCGAGCGCTTTGGCGTGGGTTGTCACGGGGCCTGCAAGTCCAGCACAAAGCGCGGCTTCACTCACGGCCACGGGTGCGCAGCCAATCGCGAAGCACATCGGGATCATTGCCCAGATCAGCCGTTGCATCCTCCATCCTCCGTTTGGTTGCTTCTGCGGCGTCGCGGTCCCGCCGCGCCTGTCGGCTGCGTTCCTTGGCGGCGCCCCAGTGTCTTGCCCGCCAGAGAAGTCCGGCAAGGACCGCCAGGGTTGTGACGGCGGTTACGATCAATGTCAGGAGATCAGCCATGGCCCTGGAACCCGCGTTCGATCCGGTCGCGCAGGCCGATCAGGCCAAGTCCGAGGAAGATCAACCCGGCCGGGGAGGCATCGCCCGAGCCCGCCAGCAGGGCGACAAGCCGGGCGAGCTCGCTGAATGCACCTGTGGCGGGGAGCGCCGTGGCGGCCGCACCGGTCAGAACGGCAAGCATGCCCGCCCACCAAGTCAGGGAATTGGGTCGGATGTAGCGCATGGATCAGGCTTTCCGGTTCAGGGTTGAAAAGAAGCTGATCAGCCGGGCGAGCCAGCTGGGTTGATCTTTGGATGCCGATGCCGATGCCGATGGCGTTGCCGATGGCGTTGCCGATGGCGTTGCCGATGGCGTTGCGGGCTGAGAACCTGAGGATCCCGTCCGTTTGGACCGCAAGAGTGCCAGCGCCTCATCCTCGGTCAGCTGCCGGAGCGGGCGGGAGAAATCCACCCGACCGTGCCGGTCGACCGCCCAGACCGGGATCGTCCCGCCGGGATAGCGACCATCCCGGAAGAGATCCCGCTCCGCTTCCCGGCGCGGTATGATCGCGGCGGGCTTGCGCCAGTTCAGGAAGGCCCCGGCGGCTGCGTCGCGGTCACCTGCGTTCAGGTGGCGCGTCAGTGTCGCCCGTGCGATGCCGCCGGTATTGTAGTGGAACGAGACCAGCGCATCGAATTCATGGGGCGCGAGGGGCACCTTCACCGCGCGCCGGACGTCGGCCTCGTAACGTGCCAGATCCGCGCGGAAGATCTGGAACGCCTCGCGGAGTCCGGCTTCAAGGTCTGCTGGCATGCCACGGGGCATCTTGGCCGGATCGGGGGGACCGGCCGCAGCCGTATGGCCGACGCCGAAGGTCCAGACGTTTACGACATCAAGGTAGGGTCCCGGCACGATACCCTCGTGCCGGGTGAGGGCCAGCAGGCCCCGGTCTGTCATCTGCATGGATTTATCCCAGTTGAGAAAGGATCAGGATCAGCGCTGCGACGGCCAGGCCGATGCGCAGGCGGTGAATGAAGGTCTGCCGGGCGTCGACAGGCACGCAGCGGAGGAACCGCGCAAGGCGGAGGAGCTCACTCATTGTTGCCCCGATCGCCGTTGCCTCCTGTCGCGGCGCGCAGCCGCGCGAGGATGACTTCAATGAAGGCCGGGCCAAAGACGCCGACGAGATAGGCGGCGGATCCTGCGGCGCCCCCGGCCGGGATGGCCTCGGGCGGCAGATCCAGCCAGCTGGTCACCAGCGCCATGGAGAGGCTGCCCATCCCGGCGGCGATCAGTCCGCCGAGCAGGATGTGCCGGAGGGCATCGCGCAGGCGCATCTTTGTGGTCAGCGCATTGGTCGCCCCGCCAAGCGCGCCCCAGGCGGCCAGGATCACGGCGGTTGAGGCCGCAAGTTCGCGCAGGACAGCCGCCATGAAGCTGCCGGTATCGTTCATCGTCGGATCTCCAGGAGAGGGATGGAGGTGATCGAGCCCAGGCGCTCGAGGTCGTGCGTCACATCGAGCACGTCCGTGTCGAAGCGCACGGGCACGTCGAACTCGAAGCTTGCGGTGAGGGTGACGCCAGAGCCCGGCGCAGTGCCGAAGGTGACGCCACCTGTCGTTATGTCGACCGACCAGCCGCTGGCCTGTTCGGTGCCGTCGAAACCGATGCGCAGACTGCCCGCGACTGGCTTGGAAATTGCGCGCGTCCATGTCTGCGCACCGGAAACATAGCGTTTGACCAGTTGGAA